AACATAAGTGCCCGAGGCGGCGATTACGGTGGTAATGGCGTCCACACCGAGGGAATGTATGACTACAACGAGGGAACGATTACCGCAGTAAACAGGGTAGATTTTTCTGCTACTACAGCAATAAATGATGGGAGCACTTTCGCTCTGTTTGGAGTCAAGGGATGAGTTTCGAACTAGTCGAAAAAATCGAAGTCGGTAGCGGTGGCGTTAGCCAAATCGAATTTACCGGCATTCCACAGGATGCCGATGAGCTAGTCGTTTTCTTCTCACTTAGAGGCGTAACCGCAACTAACGCCTATGGCAGTTTTATGTATTTCAATGGTGAAACGAGTTCGGCAAATGTCGATTATCGAATTGGGTATGGAGTAAACGATTTAGAAAATGTGACCTATGCTGCAGATGCTAATTATTACAACCTACTTGGCATTCAAGGAGGCGCAAATTACGATGACACTTTTGGCTCTTGCATTCTTAACTTCAAAAACTACACAGCCAGTAACAGCGATGACCCAGTAATTATTCATCAGGGCGGTGCATCTGCTGAAACCGCCTCGGGCCAGTATTGCTCTTACGGGATTGGTAACTACAAAGGCGGAGCTATTAGCTCATTCAAAATCGTCACCAGCAACGCAAGCAATTACGCACAATACAGCACCGCTCATCTTTACAAGCTCACTTACGCCTAGACAGGATAGAATAGAACAATGCCAGATACACCAGTAAAAGTAGTAGTAGACCTCAGCCAGCCAAAGGGTCAGCGTGAGTCAACCATTCCCCTAACCGCGGAAGAAATCGCCGAGCATGATGCTAGGGCAGCTCAGGCGGCTCAGGACGAGGCAGATCGCCAAGCCGCAGCTGACGCATTGCAGGCTCTCAAGGATTCCGCAAAAGCCAAGCTCATCGCCGGTGACCCACTCACCGCCGAAGAAGCCGACACACTCGTAATCTAGGGAGAACGATGCCAGTAACATCATCGGGCGTAACAGTCGGGACAGCAATCACAGAGGTATCTGGCCCATTCATTAGCGCAAAGCTTGTATATCTTCAATCCGGTACTGAGGGAGCAGCAACTTATGTCGGCGGCCCAGAGGTATCGTCGAGCAATGGCATCAAGCTGTCAGAGTCCAACACAACGGTCTTCCAAACGAACGCAGACGATTCTCTGTTCTGCATTTCAGACACCGCCGGAGCGGTCGTCAAGGTTGTCGAAGTCAAATAAAATAGTCACATAACCTACACCACTTGAAGCATTGGAGCGCGTGTAGATGAATGAAGAAATCCCTGCTTGGGCAATCGAACTAATCAAACAGGTCGAAAGGCTCAACGAAAAGATACCAACATTCAGCGACTGGACTGAGCGCAACATCAAAGACCACGAACTTAGACTGCGAACACTTGAGCGCAGGATGTGGGTGGTTGCGGGTGCATCAGCAGTCATTGGTGCCATAGCAGCAAGCCTCTACCAGGTTCTCTCGTGATCCGAACCCTCTTCATTCGTCACTTGGCTCAAAGCACATCGGCCTGCTTGGTTGCCATGACCCAAGGCGACCTGAGCACCATAACCTGGAGCCATTGGCAGATCGCACTGACCACCGGAGTCGGAGTCGGACTGCTGTCAGTTTGCCTAAGTTTTGGAAGGCCGGCCCAATTGCAGGCCACTAGATGGGGCATCGCTTTAGTTGCTTTGGTCGGCACATTTATCAGCGACCTCGTCAATCACCCTTCTCACTTTGGGGCGCAATGGACGGAAGCACTTGCCACCGGCGTCGCGGCTGGGCTGCTTAGCCTGGTCATCAGCTTGACTCCAGTCGACAAATTAGTCGCCAAGCTCGACAAAAAATAGACCAAATAACACAGCGAACAACCGTTCGAATTTGCATCTGACACACAAAATACCCAAGTCTGCGATTGCCCTTAGGAAGCCGTAGAACGCCCGTAGACGGGTTTAGCCCCCACATCTGCAACAACCACAAAGCCATATCGCTAAAAATCGAATGTGAGAGAAATGGGGGTTCTTGCCCAGCGTTCATGCACCCGAACATGCGTTCGAAAATTGACGGTTTTTGACACGATAAAATAGAGAATATGGCGAAAAGACAGAGCGACTGGCGGCTCCCTTACCCCGACAAATACATCACGGGTCACTACGGCACGCTCTCTGAATACAGAAAAGCCAGGGGAATGCAGCCACACTCCGGTACAGATTGGGCCAGGCCTCTCGGCACTCGAGTCCCTGCTATTGCCAAGGGCACGATCCGTCTAATTCAATATTCCAAAGTGCTCGGTTGGGTTGTCGTTCAGACCGCTATGGATAAGGATGGCGTGATTTGGTACATAGGCTACTGCCACCTTAAAGAGCGTCCAGGCTATGAGGTCGGTCAAAAGCTAACCAAGAGTCAGACCATCGGATTGATGGGGTCAACCGGTAGTGCGTCAAGCGGAAGCCACCTCCACGCAACCGCCTCGAGAAAACTGAAGGGAGTGTTCGGTGTCACGTCAGACAAAGTCGACATCTACAAACTCATCCAGGAAAACCTCAAATCAAATCAGGCAAAACAAAAGGACACGAAAGACCAAGCGGTGGTGGAGCCGAGCGTTTGTAAGTGTTGCGGACAGGAAATAAAGTGAAGGATTCAATCAAGCAGATAGCGGTGCGCTCAGTCGGCCTCACCCTAGCCACCTTCTTCGGAGGCACGGCTATCGGAGCGGTCGCCGGTAACTGGGTGATGGGAAGCTTCATAGGCGTAGGGTCTGCCTTTGCAGTCGTGCTTACAACCATAGGTGTAGCGGTTGCATGGAAAGGCACGCTAGAGATAGACGACATTCAAAACGCTTACCGTGCGGCGGTAGCAAAATCAGATTCAGAGGCGGTAAAGGATTCGCTCGACGTCATCGAAGATGGGGACTTTGACTGGGACGATATAGACGAAGATCGTGATCCTGAGCTAGAAAAAGACTAACGCTCAGAGGGGGAAGTTCCTCCCCAGATTCCATAACGCTGATTTGTCTCCAGCGCATAGGTAAAACATTCCTCCGTGATTGGACACCGCCGGCACATTGACTTAGCGACCTCAGTCATTTCAGCACGCTCCTGAGGGTTAGGAACATCCTCAGGGAAGAAATACTCGGGCTTCTTTTCACACGGCACGCCACCTGCAGCGTAGATGGTTTGCAGCAAGGTCAGAAAACGATGCTCAAAAAGTCGCTCACCCATAGTAACCTCACGATACAAGACGAAAGGAAACTATGGAGTCACACACACCGACTGAGTTCAACAGCGCAATTCTCGCCGGAACCTTTGAGTCCAACACTCCTGACTGGTACGAGCTGCGAAAGACCGGCATCGGCGGGTCAGAGATTGGAACCATTTGCGGTCTAAATCCGTGGGAGTCTGCCTACACATTATGGGCAAAGCGCACCGAGCAGATACCAGATGAACCGCTAAACAGTTGGGCCGTAAGGTTGGGCCAGGCCTTTGAGCAGCCCATCCTCGACCTTTACCAGGAAGAATATCCAGGGCAAAAGATTTACCGGACAGGAACATACCGGCACAAAGACTACCCATTTATGCTCGCCAACCCAGATGCGCTCGCTTACGACCCAGAGACAGACAGCTGGGTGCTAATAGAAGTTAAGACCGCCAGGTACGAGTGGAACTCAATCCCGCCACATTACATAGCTCAGGTGCAACACTACCTATTCGTGCTTGGCATAGATACGGCGGTGATTTGCGGAGTCAGCGGAATGGTTTGGATGGAGCACGTGATCCGAGCCGACAAGTTCGAGCAAGACAACCAGCTACTTATGGCAAAACGATTCTGGGACAAGGTGCAAAACTTTGAGCGACCTGAATGGGATGGCAGCGAAAGCACCTATCAAACCGTCCGCAAGCTCAATACAGAATGGTATGACCGTGAGGTCGACATCGGTGAAATGGGCATTCATGTCGTCAATGCTCAGGCGCGGTTTGATGAAGCGCAAGCGGAGCTGCACAAAGCCAAAAGTGCAACACTCGATGCGATGGGCGATGCAAGAGTGGCATACATGGAAATCGATGGCGAAAGGCATACAGTAGCAACCAGGCACATGAGGGGAAACGCCCCTGTGCTGACGGTGAAAAAATGAACATGAGTGTTTTTCTGGGTGACGTCGTCACCATCATGAAAGAGGACAACAGCAACCCGACAATGGTCACCGGACAGGTGAGCGGCGTGGTTCTGGACGACAAAAAACAACTGGAAAGGATATACATCCACGGGTTCGACTCTCCGTTCTACATGGATAGAGGGTGGCTGTTCGTGGAAACAGAGGACGAAGATGCCGAAATTTAACTTGGACGATTACGAAACAGTAGAACAAAGGATAAGGAAGCTGTATGAAAAAGAACCGGATGCACGTATTACGACTGAAAACCTTACAACTGCGAATGACCGTAGCGCGAACACTTGGGTTGTTAGGGCCAGCATTTTTCTCTCTGCAGGCGACCAAGCGAATGGTCTGCCGAAAGCTACTGGCCTCGCGTTTGAGGTGGACGGTCAAGGCATGGCGAATCAGACGGCAGCACTCGAAAACGCTGAAACTTCAGCAATTGGTAGAGCGTTAGCCAATGCCGGCTTTAGCGGCAACAAGCGAGCTTCCCGTGAAGAAATGGCTAAAGCGGAAAGAGGCGTCACGCCTAAACCAGCGCGGGATTGGATAACAGATGCTCAAAAGATTCATGACGTCGAGAGTCTGCGGATTCTTTATAGCCAGGCAAAAGCGGCCAAAGCACCGGCTGAGATTTTGCAAAAGCTAAAAGAGCGAGCTGATTGGTTGGGCAAGTGACCCCGCTCGAAATACAGAAACAGATAGCTGAGCTGATACAGGAAAACAACAAAGGGTCTAACGCTTTGTTTGAATGCGAAACAGCCTTGGCTGAAGCAGAGCACGAGCTAGACACCATCGAACAAAAGGCATTTATTCGAGTGGAGGGGACGGTCGCAGATCGCACCGCCCTCGCCAAACTTGAGTCAGCGGATGCCAGGCTCCAACGTGACCTCCGTCGCGCAGAGCTAAACAGAGTCAAGACCAAGATAAAAGCAATTGAGTCAGCTCTGATGGCGTTAGCAACCCAAGCTAAACTTCTCCAGTCCGAGCTAAAGATTTAGGAAAGCCATGCCAGTCACCCGCAAACAGTCGATACAACTTCGAGAGCGGGACATGCACTGCTGGCATTGCGGACAGGTCGAAGGCTTAGTCATGCACCACCGAAAGAACCGAGGCATGGGAGGCAGAGGCAAAAGCCTCGACCGGTATGACAACCTCATAAGAGTCTGCCCAAGCTACAACACCCTTATGGAAAGCGATGCAGCGGTGGCAAAACAGGCTAGAGAGTGGGGTCACAAACTAGGCAACTGGGACGATTTCAGCGTGGCGTGTTTTGACGTTACCGAAAACGTCTGGTATCTCTTAGACCAGAAAGGAAACAAACATGAGCACGAAAGACCTTCCACGCTCTTCTGACGACTTCTGGAAAGCACTTGAAGCGGAGCGTCATGACATTAGCTACCGCAAACAAGTCACGAAGCCGGAACCCGTGATCCGAATCAAGACCGTAACCAAAGTCCCTGAGCGACTCAAAAAGATTTACTTTCACGCCGGACGTTATAGCGCAGGCGATAGGGATGACCTAGCCAAAGAAAACTATCTCAAGATGGAGAAACTGGAAGCATGAAGGTCGGAAGCCTTTTCTCAGGTTACGGCGGGCTTGACCTTGCCGTTGAGAAAGTAACAGGTGCAACACCGGCATGGTTCGTTGAGTGGGAAAAAGCCCCCTCGCAGATCCTAGAGAAACGGTTCCCTGGGGTTCCGAACTACGGAGACATCACAAAGGTCGACTTCTCAGAGGTCGAACCCGTGCAGATTTTGACGGGGGGTTTTCCTTGTCAAGACCTCTCGCTGGCAGGCAAAAGGGCCGGCCTAAAAGACGGCACACGCTCAGGACTATGGAGCGAGTTCCACAGAGCAATACAAACAATGAAACCAGAACTGGTGGTGATAGAAAATGTCAGAGGAATACTTAGCGCAACAGCCCATGGCGATTTGGAGCACTGCTCGTGGTGCATGGGAGAAAGCGGGGACGGCGAACCTGTTCTGCGAGCACTCGGAGCTGTTCTCGGAGACCTGGCCGACATCGGGTACGATGCGAAATGGACGGGTATACGAGCTGCGGATGCCGGCGCACCGCATAACCGATTCAGAGTTTTCATCATTGCCTACCCCAGTAACAACAGATGCTAAACCAGTAGATGTCGCTAATCAGGTTGCAACCAGAAACTCTCTTCAACTTCAGTCAATAACTGCTCTGCTAGGGATGCCAGAGGAAACATGGCAAAAGACTGATATGACTGGAAACAAGGATAGACAAGTAGGTAAAGGCGCTAAAAAAAGAGAGCTACTAAGAACCCCCTCAGCCATTGAGGGACAGGGCGGAGCCATCAGCGAAAAGCAGTCTCGTGAGCGGGGACGGATGCTACAGGTGCGTGACCAGATGGCTCAGCTTGCAGCAGAAAACGGTCTCAAAGTTTCAGGGGGCGTGGCGGAAAGCCTACTGCCTACAACAACGGCAACTGACTTCAAGGGCGGAAGCGTAAACGAAGCGACAGCTTACGGTTGGGAAGAAAGGGGCTATTCAGGGGGCAACTTATCCGAGGGGATAGCCAGGCTGATGTTAGAGGACAACCTTCTCCCGACTCCAAACACCATGGAACATCGAGAGATAAAAACACCGGAGCAAATCGCAGAGCTGAAGCAGCGCTCCCGTGGCGGATACAGGAACCTGCGAGAGGAAGTCATTCATCAACTTCCAACCCCGACAACACAAGACGGGAAGAACACCGCAGGCCCAAGCCAATACGAGCGCAACACAAAGCCCCTGAATGTTGAGGCAGCACTACTCGCAACTCCGCAAGCCAGAGATTCCAAGGGCAGACCTGGCAGGCAACAGGATAAAAACCTCAACCACGATGTAGCGAGAGAGAACATAGTCACAAAGTGGGGCAAGTTCGAACCGGCCATTCGCAGATGGGAGCAGGCTATTGGCAGATCTGCGCCAGCCCCGACAAAGGCGGACGGCAAAGATGGCAACCACCGGCTCAGCTCTGCCTTTACCGAATGGATGATGGGACTTCCTGAAGGGTGGGTAACAGACGTAGGGCTAAGCAGGAATGACGAACTAAAGGCATGCGGAAACGGCGTGGTGCCTCAG